CTGGACTGAGATGTCTTAATGCATTTTTAAGAACACCAGATATATTGATTCACCTTGTTTAGTTATTGCTGATGGATCAGCATTTGATTCTACTTAACACATTGAGTTGCTTGAAATATGTGATAAGTGGGCGTATGCTTAGATTATATCTGAATTCTGCCATGATGATTAGGTTAAGGATGTTTTGATGGATGTCCTATCATCATTAGAGTAGAAAGTGTCTGTGGTGTTGCGTGGGCAGTTAATCTATAAATATAGGATAGCTGGTACTGTTCCTTCTGGTAAGAATAACACTTCTGAAGCTAACACACGTAGAATGGCTTGTTATTGGCTTTATACCATACATTAATATTGTATTGAGAATGGGTTAAGCTAATGGCATAATGGCAATCAGTTTTTCCTTTTGGTTAAAGGTGATGACGTTATTATGTGGGCTCCTGTTAGGCATGCTTAAAAGATAATGGATACTGCTATGAAGATTTTTGGTGGGCTTGGTTAGGTTTTAAAAGATCCTAAAGTCATTTAAAATCTTAATTTCTTTGATTTTTGTTCTACTGAAGGTTTTGTTCGGGCTGATGGATCATATCGTTTTGTTCGTATTCCTAAACGGCTGTTTCAGCTTACATCATGGACTATCAGTGTGTAGCCTAAAGATATGTTGGTCCGATAAAAGCTTCTTTCTTTTTGTTTTTCTGAGGGATAGAACATTATGACTTGGGCTGTAGGCTTGCCAATCTTTGAATGTTATGCTAAGATGCTCATGAGGGTTGGCTAAGAAGACTTACATAAAGAATAATCTAGTTGGGAAGTTGATAGGCATTTTAATGACTATCGTTTCGACGATTATTCTAGCTGCCTGAATTGGCTTAGAGATAAGTACAATATTAGCTATGCTCAGGTCGTTGACTTCGAAAATGTGATGGATCATGTTGTGGATCCTTTTGTTGCTATCTAGCATTCAATAATAGATAGCTTTCATCTTGAGTGATGAAAATTTCTGTTTTTAGTGACGAAAACAGTAGAAACTCGGCATGATAGACATTATAGCATTATATGCTTAATGCATCCTATATTAATTAGAATACCCTTTAGGAATGGGTAGTATAGTATCGTGGTATCCGTGTTTTTATGTTGCATCCGGCTTAAGCTGGGTGTGTTTTCTTAGATTTTTGTATTTTTCTG